TAAGTTCCTGAACTTTAAGAGTATCTGTGCCTACCTCAGTAATAGTAACGTCTTCGCTGTTTTCATCATCAAAAATAGTGACTTGAGAAAGGGCTATAAATCCCTCTGTACTAGCGACTCTTAAAGTAGTTCTGCCTACAGCAACAGCTTCGATAATTTCTGTTGTTGTTTTGTCTAGTACCATTCTAGTAGCAGCACCATCAAAGGCATCAAAGAAACTACCTCCGTTACCAGGAGCACGACCGTCAATGTCAAGTTGAGCCTGCAATCGTTTAACTGTTGTCTCTAATTTGATAATATACTCGTATGCTCCGTAAACTCCGTCTTCTATATTGTTAGCACGTTTTTGATTAAAGCGTGTACCCTCTTGTATGATTTGTCCGGTCGTCACATCTTTGATTTGGTCGTACCAAACTGTCTTAATATACGGATTTACTTTACGTCCTAATGTAGTCATTGCATACCCTCCTTAATCTCAATTTTTATCGCAAATACAATTACTAATCCGTCTTTCCCTTTTTCAACAACTGTATTGTAAGTTTGTAGTTCACGCCCCATAGAATCCACAAGTTTTGCAGATGTAATTGATCCCGTTTCATTATCTAAGTAAACGAAATGTTTAATAGTGTCGCCCGTTTGTAACGTATTCAATAGTGAATACTCTCTTGATACGCCGCCAATTGTAACGACTGCTTTCGCTCCTAATCTCTTAATAGATTCCAATATTGCGCTTTTATATAACGCTTGTATCGCCATTAGTACACCCCCTGTGCTTCGAACTCTCCGCATATTAAATAAGGCACGTTAAAGTCGTATTCATCCGACTTACCACTAACTGAAAGGCCTATGCCAATACCGTTTGCATCGTCTGTTGTAAATTCTCCGCAAATAAGATACGGTACATCGAACGCATACTCTGAGCTTCTTAAAGTGATTAAGTCCTCTATTGTACCAGTAACGTCAAATTGCAGATGGGCAGGCTTATACGTTGCAATGTCGGTATTTAACTCCGTTAATGCAATTCCGTTTTGCAAAGGTATGTTAACGATAACAACGCCAGGCTCCGGTAACTCAGTTAATGTCGCGTCTTTATGCGGTACGTGAGAATTAATAATAGCCAACATATTAACGAATGTAGCTGGCGCAGCACCACGCAATTTCGCTAGTATCTGAGACCGCCTGGATTCGATGGAGCTATTCGGCTTTGGACTTACCGCCAATATGCGTTCCCACTCACGTAATCCCCAAGTTGCTGTGCTAGCGTTAAATTGTAGTAACAAGTCATCTATACTTGCATTTAGGCGCATAAACTCTGCATCTTCTACTTTTAATAGTTCGCTAGATTCGAGAAGCTCGTCGTAATATGAAGGTACGTAGTCAATTAATTTACGATCGTACTTCATTGATATTCACCGCCCCTAAAACAGCGACTTCTTCGTCAGAAATTTCGATATTTGCAATATCACCATTAACTGTAAGATTCTCGTAATCGACGATTTGTGGAATAGCTAAGAGAATGGCGGCGATTCGATTGTATCTGACTGTGGGGTCTTTAAACGCTAAAGGTTCTAAGTATTCGTTTAAAGCCTTTTCAATAGCCACCAGCACTTCGCTGATAGTCGCATCAATAGAGAGCGTTAAATCCACGTCAATATTAATTGATATTTCTGTAGCTCCTACGACAGTGACGCGAGCACCAACAGGACGTTCTTCTTCAATTTTTGTTATAGATTCGTCAATGACGGTTTGCGAAGGTGTTCGCTTATCGTCGCTAAGTAAAACGACTTTAACTGTGTTGGGACCGTTCCAAGTCGGGTAAACTCGTACCGCACCAACGCCAGATACTCCACGTGCCCATTGCTCGTAATGATAAACATTGCCTGACGTTGCAGGCTTGCGGACTTTATCGTAAACACGCTGTAATAAGGATTCGTCTGATTCTTTATCTACTCCGTTATCAAACGCTGATTCGTTTTTGACGGTAAGTACACCGGCAAGGTCGCCCACAACGGTATTTATTTCATCTGACCTAACATTTCCGCTAATTCCGCCAAGCTCTGCCTCAACAGTGACTTTTGTAGTTTCTTGCGTTAATGTTACGTCGTTAAGCACATTAAAGTACACGCCGTTGTCTGTTCGTACTTGCATATCTTTTGGGATAAACTGACCAATCTGTCCAGTAAACGTAACTTCGCCTTTTGCTGCAACAGGAGACTTACGATCAATACCAAGATCTGATGCTGCCATTGTTAATAAATCTGATGGCATATCTTCGTTGAGGAAAGCGTAACTCAATGTCCTATCTAGCGCTATATATGCTTGCGCGAATTCTTGCGCCGCAGGGTCGGATAAATCATAAGCAATCGAGCCTTGTCGCTTATCTACCTCTGGTACTATAGCGTCTAATAAACGTTCTAAAATTGCTGATTCTGTTTGCTCGCTAAATTGCGGTGTTATCGCCATTATAAAGTCACCTCCTCCGTAATAAATAGTCCTGTAGCCGTAATAACCGTTACCGCAATTAAGATACTGTCGGAATTATACTGCATCACAGTTACGTCGGATACTTCCTCGATACGGTCGTCTCCTTTGATAGCATCTCGTACTACTCGAGGAATCTCTACGTCCATAAGTGCTTTTGTTAAATTCTGTCCGATTAAATCGTGTAATTCTTCGCCATACGTGTCGTCATAAATAAGATAACGATTACGCGCTGTTATAAGTACTTTTCGGATATATTGACGTATAGCTTCGTTGCCGTCGATAAAAGTACCGATACGTCCGTTTTCTAGGTCGATACGCCAAGTTTTAGACGTTTCTATTTCGGGTAATGCCTCCGATTCTAAATCGAGCCCATCTTCTTCCTCCGCCAGTATTTCGTATTCAATCGGTGTTAGCGACATATTAAACCACCGCCTTATCTAGAACATATACGACCTGGCCATCGTTTGCTATCACTACGATAACGGAATCTCCAACTTTCAAATCGCAACTAAATATCGCCTCTGCTCCGTTGATAGTGCGTTTATGTTCTGTTAAATATTCAGCTACGATAATGCCTTCGACTGGCGTATCGATTGAGTCACCGTCAACTTGTACGGCAATAGTCGGAGGCAATGCTTTAATTGTTGCGAGTTTAATTTCGATTCCGGACGATCCCGAACCTCCTCCCAAAAGTTGATATAAACGAGACGCGCCACTTCCTTCCATTGTCACTTTTTAGCTGCCTCCTTTTTCTTCTCGGCTTCGAGCGCCTTTTTAGAAGTTTTCTTTTTCTTTTTATCTTTGACTACTTCGGGTTTTAAATCGTCTGCACTTATATCTATGTCTGGTAAATCATAAGTGCGGCTAAGTTCGAGCGACATCAAATGATTCTCGGAATATGTGTGTTTTACCGAGGTTACATAAAATGCACCATAAATGCCAGTCATGGCGTTTTTAATATAAACAGGTGTACCGACATCGACCTCCGGAACGCCTAAAACATCAACTTGATACTGCTCGTCAATAACGCCTTTTTGCTTCATTAACGCATCAGCTCGTTGCTTTATCTGAGAAGCCGTAGCTTTTTCGTCCATTGTTTCAAGTGCTTGCATAACTCCGAATCGCTGTCGAAGCTTCTCGTTCTTAGCGACAACCGATTTCTCCTTACCTTTTTCACCGCCAATTACTTTGACTTGTGTAATCGTATCCTCGATAGATGATTTGAAAGATGCGCTAATTAAGTTCGCTCCGTCTTTAAAAACGTACTTGGTGTCAGCCTTTGCACCTTCTTTTAGCGTCAGGCTACCACCATCATTTCCGATGAAAAATCGCTTGCCAGTTTGCCCCTGCGTAAGCTTTAACGCAGTAACGACCATATCGAAAAGCGTCTTATTAGACATACGTAAGTAAGGAATAACGTAGCCTGTATCAGCAATTTTGCCCGTCTTGATACCGAAGTCTTTCGCTAACATCGTAATGATTTCGGAAGCTTTTTTGTTCTTGAATATCCGAGAGTCATTCGATTTCGTAAGATAAACGTTACTATCGTAAGCCGTCAAAGTGACGTTACCGTCGCTATTTACTTCGTGGGAAAACACAACTCCAACAAAGAGTAATTTATTATCAATACGTAGGGAAATACGACTGCCTTCGCTTATTCGGAAAAGTGGAGTACGTCCATCTTTAGTTACAATCGCGTTGACACTTAACTGCCGATTAAATTTCGAGGTGTCTCCGGACAAATCAGCGGATATTACCATTTCGGATATATCGTAAGTGCCGTTAATTAAAATACGTAAATTCATACAGGTATCACCAACTTTTGTCCAGGATAGATTTTATCTGGATTCTTGCCGATCGTCTTCTTATTAGCCTCGTAAATCTTGTTCCATTTAGCGCCATCGCCATATTTTGCTTTCGCAATTTTCCACAAGGAGTCGCCTTTCACAACGACATAAGTAGTCGGCTTTTTATCTGCAGTTTGTGTTTGCTTCGCGGGAGTAGTCGTTGTTTTACCTTTACTGTCCGTAATCAACTGCTTGGCGGTAAATGGTCGATGCTCTACTAAAGTAATCGAGTAATAGACATCCCCAGGTGCGCCAGCCTTTTCCGGCTCTAAGTCGAATGATTCAACGAATACCGGAACGCTAATCGGAGTGCCTGTGATAATTAAGCGTAAGTTTAGGCGCGTATCTCGCCACTTTTCGATTTGCTCGACCCATTTCCACGGATCCATAAATCCGTCATACTCGCAATAAGTGGGGTTGTAATCGCGAGGAAAGAACGAACTAAACGAATACTTCTTCAACCCTCGCTCGCCAGGAACAATAATATCGCCGAGACTAGCGATTTTTACTGTCGTGAAATCGAAAGGAGACTCGCGACTAACTACTTCCGGATTTACTGGAAACTGCTTATAAACGTTATGACGATCCTTAAGCCATATAGCAATAGCATTCTTAGCCAACTTGAACTCTCTCCTTTTCAATTAATTTCGCTAGACTAAACGCAATCTTCTCGATGTCTGCTTCTTCGCGAACAGTGAATGAGTTGCCGGTAACTAAGACTCCACCGCCGGTCCCGCCGCCGTTGCCTTCAGAATACTCACGATTTTCTTTAGCAGTTAAAACGCGTTCTCCTTTGTGTAATCGTGCTGAGTATCCGTCATAGGGAACTGTGTCTAAACCGCTGTAGTGTGATTTCTTACCGTCCTTTTTACCATCGCCACCACCAAATAATCCGCCAACAAAGTTCACGCCTGCGCTGATTCCGTTCGTAATCCAACTTGGCGGTTTAACTTTTCCGATATAGCCAATGAATTCCCTAATTTTATCGTAAACTGACGATATCCAACCAGTTAACGATTCGAACCAACCTTGTACGGTTGATAACGCGCCAGATAATTTATCAAACGCAGTTTTGACAGATGATGTAAGGAAGTCAACTAATGGGGCTAGTACGTTGTCCCATACCCATTTAATAACCGCAGATAATGCCTCCCAAGCTAACCCTAGAGCCATTAAGATCGGCTGTGCAATTGCCCATAAAGTCGCGAATAGCTGCGCTAAGAACGAAATTGCCGGAGCTATTATGTTATTGTAAACGATCATTACGATGTCTCCGAGCATCTGTATCCAATCCCATAAACCACTCAAAATCGGTGATATAATGTCCCATGCGCTTGTTAAGATGTCAGATACAGTAGTCCAAACTGTAGAAAACGCCTCTTTCAATTGGTCAAATATCGGCTGGAATTGCGTTATTTTTTCAGTAATGTACGACTTGACTTCTTCAAATTTTGTTTTCAGCGACTCAAAGGAGCCTTCTCCGAAAATTTTATCGAATACTCCTCCTACACCACCTTCGTTAAAAGCCGTCATCAACTCGGAAATTTTCGTTTTGATTCCATTAATGATTCCGTTGATTTTTTCAGCTACATCCGGTGGAAATAGAACGCTTATTAATCCTTCCACACCGCCTTTTTCGAAAACTGACCACAAGTCTTTTACTACGGTAACAACTCTTTCAATAGCACCGCGGAATGTTTCGCTATTGTCGTAAAGTGTTTTGAGTCCAATTGCTGCAGCTGCGATTCCGGCTGCGATTAACGAAATTGGGTTTAAGAGTGCCAAAATTGTACCTACTACAGCTAACGCAGCTACAAACGTAGCGATAGCGCCTAAAGCGTATGTGATAGGCTCTCGCCATTTCATGAACGCGTCATACAGTGCGATTGCTTTATCTGTGACCTTTCCGAGCATTGAGCCAAGATTATTAGCGATAGATTTGGTATCAAGTTTTCCAAATGCTGCGTTTACTCGCTTTAAGGCTTCGGATAGTTTGGAATTACTTTCCATGCCAATATCTCTAAATAACGTCTGCATGCCCTCGCCAAGTTGAGACCATTGACCGAGCGTCGTATTGCCCATCTTATCAATCATTGATTGCCCTACGCCCATTTTGTCAAATGCAGCGCCTAAAGCCTTTACCCTGGGCATTAGCCCATCCATTTTAGCGATACTTTGTAGCGTTTTCTTGTCTACGCCTCCAACAGCATCTTGGAACGAGATATAATCTCCTTGAAATAGCTCCTTAACTGAGAAAGCTGCTTGCTTTGTATCTACGCCTGAGAGCGCCTGTGCACGCTCGACTAATGACCATACCTGTTTTAGTTCGTCAACGTTCTTAGACATTCCGACAAATGCTTTAGAGTTATCTAACATGTCAGTACTATTTAATACGGGACTAGCCTGAGCTAATTTATCAACCATATTAAGGTAGTCTTTCGTAGCCTTCTTATCCCCGATCATTCCTTCTAGAGCCATAGAGCTTTGTTCAAATCTAGCAGCTGCTCCTATTGTCGCTTCAAATGCTTTTGCAGCACCTTGTGCACCTACATAAGCTCCAGCGATACCAACTAATGCGCTTTGCATACCGCCTAATGACGCACTTAGTCCGCTAGAACTTACGTGCAATCTACTCACTTGCGTAGCAAATCCGCCCATTCGACTAGACGTCGAAGATACTGCGCCACCAAGTCTAGTAGTAGCAGATTGAGCCCTCGTCATACCATCACCAGTCGCTTTACTGGTTCTATTCATTTGATCCATCATCTGCGTGATTTTGCGCATCTTCGAGGAGCCTTCGTCTTTCATCTTAAAAATAGCCGTCAAGTTTACTGCCACCTATTTTCCTCCTTTCTGGCGCTCTTTCTCCGCCTTTTCTTCCTCTTCAATAACAAGCATCTCAGATGCGTAGATGAAATTCTTATGACGCCTATCTAACGCAAATATTTCTTGTGGTAACTTATGCTTATCTTGCCATATGCGGTGCAGCAAGTACGCCTCGCCGCCCGCCTTAATTAGTTTTTTACTTCTTCGATTTCTTCTTCATCGTCAAATCCAGATAGCGTCATAATTGAACTTTGTAAAGTCAGAATTTCACCGGCTAATAACGCCTTTTGTACGCACTCTCCAGCGTCAGATGCTTTAAAATGCGTAAGTAAATCAGTATTAGCAAAGTTAGGTTCGATTGTCGCCTTAACGATGAGTGAGCGAGACACTTCTTCCTCGTTCACTTTTAACTCCGTTTTCTTACCGTTTTTAACTGGGTACGTTGCTTGCTCTCGAATCTTATCAATGTCCTCGCCTGTCAATGCCTTAATCGTAAAATCCGTACCTAATCGTTTGATCTTCACCTGATCCGTAATTTCTGTTGCTGGCTTTGCGCCTAATAATGCTTGTAATGCATCCATGTATAATTACCTCCGTTATTTGAGTTTATTTTCGAATTAAAAAGACGCTAAGAGCCGTAGCTCTTGCGTCATTGCGTTAATTTAAATAGTGATATATTCATAGCCTTCGCAGACGAACTGCAATTCTTCCTCAACTAGCGAGCCGTGCTCGAAGTTGATTACTGGAATATTCGTAAACTGCACGCCTTTAATTCGGATTTTCTCCGCACTAACAGGCGCATTTTCCGGGTCCTCTAAAGCTACGATAAGCTCCGTTACAAACGCACCTTTAGTGTCATCCGTAATCTGTCCAATCTTCTTCGCAAAATCGTTGCTCATTTTGTAAGACTTTATCGTGCCAGTAAATTCGAAGTCCATCGCTTTTTTACCTTTAGCGCGAGTACCCGAACGCTTAACATCTTCGTAGTTAATTTCGCCATTTACTTCAACGCCATATACGTTTGTAAGCCATTGTCCTTCGTGGATTAGCTTCCCAAACGTCCCACTTACGGCATCTGTTGATTTCATAACCATTCGCTATTACCTCCTGCGTTATATTTACTTTGAAAAGACGACTACTAAACAGTAATCGTCAAGAAAATACGTTCCATGCTGTCGACTTCTTTGTAATTTACAG